GCCGCGATTGTACTGGTCCGCGTCGCGCACCTGCCGGCCAAAGTTGCGGCGGTCGATCGTCTCGGTGACCGGCTTGCGCTGCTGGGCAAGGACCGAGCGCTCGAACTTGTCGAGCTGTGACTGGGCGCGATTGAAGTCGCGCAGGGTTTGGGTGATCTCGCTCTTGAAGCGCTTGGCGGATGCCTCGGCGACGTTGCCGACCTGTGCCATTGCGCTTTCGATGGTCTTGAGGCGACGCTCGACATAGTCGAACAGGTCGACGATCTGCTTGCCGTCGACCGCAGTCTGGACTGGAATTTCTGTCGTCGCCATCCAACGGTCTCAACCGGAGAGGGGGCAGCTTTTCACGGGTTGGCTGTGGCTTTGCCGTCCACCACCGGCGGATTTCGTGGTGGACGGCACTCCTTCAGACCCTTGGCGGCCAGATGCCGCCACCGGGAGATGTTTGGATCACCTCCTTTCGCTGCCGAAGCCGGGCCCTGCTTATGCCCGCGCCAAAAGCCCGTCCCGCGAAATGAGGTCAACCATAGCTCAGCGCTTGGTTGATGTTCGCCAGTGCTGCGTCGAACGACGGGGCCTTGGCAAGGTCTGTGTAGTCGCTCTTGAGTGTTGACGTCTTCTTGTCACCACCAAGCGCCTGGCTGACGACCAGGGCGAAGCTCTGGTAGTGGCACATCGCCGTTGCGTGCAGCTGGCCGTATTTCAACCGCACGCGCGCAACGAGCTCGTAAAAGCTGAGGCGCCAGAAGAGCTCGTCGAGATCACCCTCGTCGCACTCAAACGCCCAGCAGATGCTATCCTCGAAGCTTAGTTCTGAGAACCAGTCGTCGAGGGGGCGGGTTGGTCCTCCTCCGGCAGGCTGAGCGTTCCCTTGAAGAGCTCGCCCAGCTGCTTCAGGCCGCCCGCCGAGGTGGCGAAAAAATAGAGCATGTGCCCCACCACCCACTGCAGGATTTTGTCGATTTCATCCGGATCGTCGATCGGCATCTCGTCGGCCGGGATGAGCTCGTTCTCCGGGTCCGTGATCATTTTCTTGGTCGGCGTCATGCAGCGCCGGATGGCGTAGTCACGGGTGTACGGATCCGTGGTGATCGTCTGGACAATCGCGGCCGGGTCCGGGATCAGCCGCTGCAGATCCTGAAACAGACCGTAGGTGAGCTTGATCGTGTGCTCAGTGTCATCGTCCTGCTTGACCGTGACGGTAAGCGGGGGACGCTCGATCTTCGCGGTCATGCCTGCACCGCCACATCGGGGGCCTTCACCACCCGCTCGAGCAGCAGAGCGCGGAGCGCACTGTCGAGCGTGATATGCTTGCCGAGGCCGAGCCGAAGCAGCCGATTAGCGAGCTGGTTGAGGGGAATGCCCTCGGCTTGCGCCTTCTCGGCAAGCTCGAGGTAGAAATCGATTTCAACGCGAAGCGTGAAACTCCGGTGGGTGCGGTTGGACACGGTGGCTCCTTGTTCTGACCAAAGAGCCTTACGGTGGACCGCGGTTGCCGGTGTAGCTCGCCCTGTGGGTTAGCGCGTGAACTTGCTGCGGCGCGGGAACCCGGGGGTCTCCGGAACGAACTTGATGTCAGATCCAAGGCTGTCCTGCAGCCGCCGGGCAACAGCATTAGGGATGGCGCGCGTGAGGACGAAGCCGAGGAACGGCTCAACGGTGTGACGGTAGGGCACGAACTTGCGATTGCCTCCGAGCCGGTACGCGACATCCTTGGGAAACTTGCCGATGAGCCCCGTCTCGCGGCCGTCATCGGCATAGTCCTCGACGTTGCCGGTACGGATCGAGGGGAGCATGTGCGCCGTGATATCTTCCATGGCTGCGACACGGACGGTGGCGATGTTGACGCGCAGAACGTGGCCGGAGGTCGACGGCGCTCCGACGTGAAAACGCGCGTTGAACGAGGCCCTTGCCTGTCGAGAGCTCTGTCCCTCGGCCTGACGGTCGCGATCCCCGACACTCATGTGCTCGGGCCGGTGGACGTCGACCTTCACGGGACCGAACACGCTGGTCCAGAATTTGCCTGACCCGACATTACTCGACAGCAGCCCGCTATGGAGAAACCACTTTTGGTGCCCGACGCCACGCGGCGGGGGCTTCGACTTGCGGAGCAGATATGAGCGCTTGCGCGCCGGCCAGTGACCCTCCCGGCCCGAGCCGAGCTTGTAGCGCGCAATGCCAGACATCCCGCTCGCGAACAGCGAGGCGGGCGTGAGAGGGCTCGGGGCGTAGGCTCCGGTACGATCACCTGAGATGCCGATATTATACTGCTTGAACAGCCGCGCCATCTTGCTGATCTCGCGGAAGGCGTCCACGCCAACCTGCTTCTCGACCTTCGCCTTGATCTCATGCCACATCTCGTTGGTGGCATTGATCGCGACGTCCTCGACGAGGGCCATACCGAAGCCGCGGATCGGCGTACGCGTCCTTGCCCCGGTGCGCCAGTTGAACGTCCACCGCAGTCGAACTGGTCTGGTCTTGTGTACCGCCATGGTTCACCGGTCCTTGATGCGGAAGCTTTACAGCACCCTCTACAAGTCGGTTGTTCGTGCGACGCACGATCTGGTCAAGGACATTGAGGCCACCACTCCCATTCGCTACTGGGATTGGGAGAACCGTGACGACGAAGATAAGCTGCCGCGCGAGACGCTGCTCGGCGTCAACGGCTTCAATCTCCATGAAAATCTGGGTCTATGGATCATCCGCTTCGGTATCACCTTGTCGACTGTCGATGACGCCAATTTGCTGCTCGAGGCCGACATCATCGATATGATCCACGAGCGCTTCGGCGAGAAGCAGAAGATCTTTCTGCGCGACCCCGACGACGGCTCGGTCATCAGCGAACTGGTGTCAGTGGATTTCGAGGTCATGCCGATGGGGCAGACCCAGGTTCGCAACTACCGCGCCATCGGTGTTGAGCTACGGCGCACAGGCACTTAACATCTCGCGCGCCTCGCGCTCGAACGCGACCTTCCTCTGCACGTAGGCCGCGGCAACGACCGCATTGCCGCGGCGTTGAGCCCGCCTGATGTCGTTGTCGGCGAACTCGGTATACTGCCGGTCACCGTTCTTCGAGAGTGCATATCCTCCCGGGATCTTCTGGGCCCAGTTGTGATCGTCGAGCCACGCGAAGGGGAGAAACCCGCTCATTCCCCGATCCCATGGCTCGTTCATTTCGCCACATATGTAAGGGCCAGCGGCGCGGACATTGCGGAAGCTGACCAGCTCACGAACCTCGGTGGGAAACGCCATGTTGCACATGGCGCGACGTTCGCGCTCAATGCTCTTGTCTCTGATATCCATCAAGGAATAACAGCCGTGACGGTCGGGCGCCGACATCGTTGCCGCGGCGGCGAAGGCGAGCAGTTCAATCATGCCCGCCCTGTAACAGTTGTTTAGCTACCTGTCACCGGATCGTCGCGAATGACGGGGATGAGAAGCGAGCCGAAGGTGGCTGTCGTCTCGGAGACGGCCGCGATACCGTCGGTAACGAACGCCTCGAGCTCGGCTCTGACCATTTCCCAGTCGATCCGTGAACGCTGGAACTGATCGGTACCCGAGCTCTGCTTGGCGGCGAGCTTGATCTGCAGCGAAGGGATGAGCCCAATCGCGCACATCGCCTCGATCGCATGGCCTGCCCGCAGTGCGGCATCGCCGGCGGTGGCAGCGAGGGCATCCACACCAACAGTCTCACGGAAGCGGCTATAGGCATCGACGAGATCGATGCTCTCGTCTTCAAGCTCGTGCGTCTCGAGCCCAAGCTTGCGCCGAACACCATCTTCCGAGATACCAAACGGCAGATAGATCTCGAGCCGATAGCGCAGACGACCGCGGCGGATCACACCAGCAACCGTGTAGCTCCACTGGAGCTCACGCGGGCTGGCGAGGACGTCGGGCTCGATGTCGTTGTCGTCACCGCTGACGCCGATGACTGCCGATGCGCTGCCGGCTTCGGGGGTGACGCTACCCTCGGCGCGCTTGGCACCCGTGCCGTCGAGCAGCTGCCAAGCGATGTCCCCGTCAGGAGCACCGTCGGTGAACTCGACGAGCTGGGTGAGCGCCTCCCCCGCGCGCATTACTTGCCGCGCCCGCGGCGTCCGCGAGCCGCCTTGTTACCCTCGACGAAGTTGCCGGTCTTGTCGTCGTGGCCGTCGCCGTCGTTATCCCGTTCGGGAACATCAAGGGTGGTTTCGCCCTCGGAGGCAGTCGAATTTTCCCGTTCAGGAGCATCGCCGATGATCTCGAGCTGGCCGAGTTCGATGCGCTCGGTCACGAACGCGGTATGGGGAACGGTCGATGGGCCGCGCGCCGCGATCTCGCAGCGGTTGGTCGGGTCGACCAGCATGAAATTGCCGGTCGTTTGGACGGTGATCTTGTTCATGGGGTCTCCTATGCCCAGTGGTCGGGTCGAGCCTATGAGTGTGGCCGCAACCGTGCTTCACCGTATCAATAGAAAAACCCCGGGCGTTTCCACCCGGGGCTCTCTAGTGACTAAGTCAGTTCGCCGTTTTAGGCGGCGTCGACCGCGTCGAGATTGAGAATGTCGCGGGTGTCGGCAAAGACCAGCCGGTAGCCGGTGTTCTTCGTCTTCACGTAGCGAACCTTCTGGTTCTCGATCGCGCGGACCGACTCCTCGATGTCGGAGCCGTTCTCGTTCAGCTCCTCGACGGTCTCACCGCGAATGAAGCCAATCAGCTTCGCGGCCGGTGCGGCCGAAGACACCTGGAAGTTCACACGCGCGTTGAACCGCGGGTTCTCGATCGCGGTCTGCACACCCGCCTTGGCAAGAACCTCGACGAGCGTCGGACCGTTGGCCGCGTTCGGCGTCGCGAACATGCGCTCCCACTCGAAGTGCATGTCCCAGTTGCCGACGACGGTGTCGACCGGCACGCCCGCCTGCGCCCGGGTGATCAACCACTTGAGGAAGATCTCCCAGTTCATGCGACCGGCCTTGATCGCGGCATGGTCGACGAAGGTCGCGCCGAGAATCGAGGCGTTCGTAACCGACGCGGCGCCGTTGACGCCATCGCCGTTGATCAGGAGATCGGTGACGGTGCCGACCTGGCCGATCTGGACTTCACGCTCGATGCGGTTCGCATAAGGCGTGACGACGTCGAGGCTGACGCGACGCTCGAATTCGTAGGTCAGCTCGTAGCCGCCGCCGAACTTGTAGAACGTCACCGACTTGTTGGTCGACTTGAGGGTGCGGATCGGAATCCGAGAGCCCTCGGCGATCACGCCGGTCTGCTGGTAGTCCTCGGCTTTGTCGTCGATCACGTTGGTGATCAGCTCGACGCCGTTGACCCCGCGGCTGTTGGCCAGCATGCCCTGGACGTTCTCGATGCCGTCCTGGCGATACTTCCACTGGACGACGTCGTCGATGACCTCGGGGAACAGAGCGCGGGTGCCGGGGCGGAACTGGAACGTCTCGCCGGCGGCCTGCAGGAGGATACCGGAGTCGATGTCGTCCTTGAACGGCAGGCCGAGATGCACGAGCGCGCACTCGTAACCGTTGAGGCCCGAGCCCTTGAACTCGCCCTTGTTCGGGTCGATCGCGAGACGCAGGTAGTCACGCAGCGAGAGACCGTTGTTCTTCGCTTCGGCAACGAGCGTCTGGCCGGCGTTGAGGCTGACCGCGGGGTTCTTGTCATCGAGCCCTGCGAGCACCTCCGCCGCCGGCTTGCGGTTGCGGGCGATCTCGAGAAGATTGTCGTTCATTTTTCTGGGTGCCTTTCGTTACAGGGACTCGACGACGGCAAAAGTGCCCTCGATCGCCACGACGACGTTGCGGGTGTGGTCCTTGATCTTGGCGCTGCCGTCGTTGAGCGACTTGACCTCGCCATTGCCGGCACCGACCACCGTATCGCCGCGAGCAACCGCGTTGACACCGGTGAGGCCCGCCTTGATCGGGAGCTTCTCCTTGAAGCGCCGCGCAACGCCGCCGGTCTTGCCGGCGCCCTGCTGGGTGCGGTCCTCGTAGGAGAACAAGCGGCCATCGATCGGATCGCCGTCGCCGGCCAGCTTCATCGTGCTGTCGGCGGTGGTGTCGAACGTCATCGCCTTGCCCGTGTCGTCCTGCGTCACGGTGCCGCTGATGTTGTAAGTGAAGATCGTCTCGTCGAGCGGGAACCCGTACGAAACAACTTTGCGGGGATCATAAGGCATGTCGGGTCTCCGTTACTTGCGGGTCTTGAAGGCCGAGAAGTTCGCCTTCGGCGTCTCGTCCGTTTCCGAGCCGGTGCCGGCCTCGGAGGCGCCACCAGCGGGGATGATTGCCGTGAGACCCTTGGTCTCGGCGTCGATCGCCGCGGTCAGCGCGGCAACGTCGGTCGGAAGGTTCTCGACGGGCTTGCCGGCCGCGGTCAGCAGCTTGGTCAGCGAGGCGGTCAGCCACGTAACCGCCGTCTCGGCGTCTTTCGCGCAGCTGGTTTTGCGTGCATCGTCACGCTCGGTCGTGAGCGTGGCGATCTGCTCCTGCGCTGCCGTGAGCTGCGTCTCAAATCCGGTCGCGCGCTCGTTCGCCGCGGTCAGCGCCGCCGCATGGTTTTGAGCCGCAGCCTCGAGGACACCGACCTTGGTCTTGGCGTCGATCAGGTCGGCCGTGAGCTTGGAAACGTCCACTAGGTCTTCTCCTCTTGATGCCTGACAGACCAGGCCGTCGATTTCGAAACCGCGAGCTGCGAGGCGTTGCGCGGATGCAGGGGCGAGCTTTGACGCGGAGCGGCCAACGATTTTAGGATTTGCCGCTGCACCGCGGGCAACCAGACTCAGCTCGATGAGGTTTGCGAGGCCAACCATGCGGACGTGAACCCCGTCCGTGCCGATCGTGTGGCCCTCGCTGCAGGTGCGGGTGTAGATGTTCTCGAAGTTCGCGCCCTCGCCGAGATAGTCGAAGTCGCACTCCGAACAGAGGTATGAAGTCGGCAGAAACGAGATCGAGACCTCGTCCATCGAACCTTGGTCGATCTTGGAGGCGAGCTCGGTCTCGGTCGCGTCAAGATAGAACAGCGTGCGAAGCTCGAACGAGCCGTCGGTGGCGTAATCGAGCCCGGCGTCGAACACCCGGCCCTTGGGGGCATCGGAGAGGTTGTGATCCGAGATCAGCGGAATGTGGCCGCCGTTGTTGATGTGATCGGAGATCTGGCGCAGCGTCAGCGGGCTCGCGACGGCCCCTTCCCACAGCGTCCCCTTCTTCCCCGGCAGCGGCTTGTTGTTGAGCGAGATGCTCTCGAACACCGCGATCCCATCGAGGTTCACGTCGGGGCCGACGCGGTCCTTGATCAACTGGATCAGTTCGGGGGTGAGCTCGAGGCGCTTCATGCCTCGAGCGACTACGCGGCCAGATCAGAACTCAGCGAGGAAAGAGCCGTCAACCGCGGTTCACCGGCAACCCACACGGCTGAAGGGTCATCGTCAGCGGCGGTGAATATCCGTCGGGTTTGGGTGCCCCCGGTGCGGGTGCGACGCCCTCAATGTCGCTTTCCAAGAATTGGAAAGTCGAGCGGCCGCTCAGTGTCGTGACCGGCCAGAAGCGACCCTTCTCCGGCAGCGTGTAGCAGCCATCGTTGGTGCTTACGCGAAACACCTCCCCCGCTGGGCGCACAGTGTCCGGATAAGGGTAGGGTGAATATTTAGGCTTGCCGTCAGCGGTAATCTTCAACCTCGCGTAGCCACCCCATTGTATCGGCGCCGAAACCCACAAGGTGGTGGGATAGACAATGGTTGCCATCGCGGTGGCGGCTGTCGGCGTGCTGACAATTGCCGCGGTGAACGTCAGGTTCTGCGCAGCTGCCGAATTGAAGATGGTCGGTACCGTGACCGTAACTGATTGGACCCCAGCTCTCACGTAGACCATGGTCGATACTCTCGTATTTACGAGCCGCAACCGTGTCGTTCGGATCGTAGGGATTCAAACCCATGATGATGATGATCAGCTGGCATCCGGCAGCACGTGCAATCGACAACGTAACTAGGTCACGCAGCGAGGTTGTATTCCTCGGCTTTCGCCTTTGCCGTCGCGTAAGGCTCGTCGGTCTGATTACCTGTGCGGGTCAAGTGCGCCCACCAGGTATCGCCAGTCTGGCTCCCGACATAATCGAACAGCATCATCAGGTGCGGGCACTGCTGAGCCATCGTGTCAATGTAGAGCGCGTGAGTTGCTGCATAGGTCGCGCTCTGCTTATAGGCCGTGGTCATTGCGCTGGCCCGAGCGCCCATGCCCGCCCCGAGGCCACTGTCCCAATTGGCTTCGTTAACGATGACGTGCTGGCTTGCTTCGTAGCTAACCAGTCCAATCGCGTTCTTGTTCAGGCCCTTGCTGATCGAGTAACCGGGTAGCCAGTTGAACAGGGTCCTAGTGATTCCAACCTCGTAGGTGAGGGCACTGCGCATCTGCGTGTCTGCGGCGGCGTTG